ATGTGCTTCTATGAATTCTTTTGGAATTTCACATACACCGCCTGGTGCAAATTTTGTATCATATTTGACAATCTCTCTGTCCACATATTTAACAATATCTTGGCCACGGGTCTTAACAATTTGTATCTTGTTTACCACTTTTTCAACAATCTTCACATTTTCTTCTTTAGACTTTGCCTCTGCTGCGGCAACCTTTTCTTCCATTTCACGCACTCTTGCTTCCCATGCTTCATTATCATGTATAGCACCTGACATAAATGTTCCTATTGCGATTGCTGCAATTGAAGCGAGTTGTATTGGCGTTTTATAAACGTATAGGAAAGGAATAAAACTTAAAAATCTGATAAAATATGTCGCAACCAAACCAAAAACGCCGGCTAATAAGACGGCGTAGAAAATCCAATTAGGTAACCATTGAAGTATCCACATATTACATTTTTGGTTGTTTACGTTTGAAAAAGGACATTACAGGGTTTCTTTTCTTTGAAACACCCGGTTCTCCACCTTTGCCACCAGAACCAGCGATATTACCACCACCAACAGTATTAGTTGGTGCAGCACTCATCACTTCTTCTCTGACAAAATCTTTAAATGTTTTCATCAGCAATTCCACTTACGTAATGATTTGTTGATACGTGAATCTGGATCTTTTGCTGTTGCAGCTGATGTTAGACGTTTTTTCATACCAGACATACGAGCACAGAATGACTTGCGGCGGTTTGCTGCTTTGGAACCAGGTTTTAGTTTTGATGGTTTTGTTGTGACAGCGGTCTTTAGTTTAGAACCTGGATTTTCTCTGCGGTAAGATTCAACACCTTTTTGATTCAAACCACCAGATTCAGACTTGCCTTCTTTACGTTGCCAAGCAGCAGTCTCGTCTAGTTCAACTTCTTCATTCTTTGGTGTGCCGTCAGCCTTCTTATGTGACTTGTAACCCTTGTTCTTCATAGACCATGCAAGTGCCCAAGGATTATCAATGTCTTTGTGTTTCTTCATTGCCTTGACGGTGCCCTCAAATCCTGGAGGTGCCTTTTCGTCCACTTGTTCAACTTCTTCACCTAAACCAAAACTATCATCACATTGGCAAGGATCTTGGTTACACTTATCACAAACCTCAAATTCCTCTTTTACTTTTTCACAACTTCCTGGTGAATATGGTTCTTTACCAGGAACAGGTTTGTAACCAGTCCAGCAACGACCTTTTTTAGCTTCTTCGATGTATTGTTTTAGTGTTTTCATATGTTCCTTAATATCTCTGCGACATTCATATCTAATGGTATTTCTGATGATACTATTGTTTTTCCACCAACACCATAAACAAAATCAGGCATGATATCCAAATAACCTAAAAAGGTTTTAAGTATATCATAATCACGCTCATCAGTCTTATAGAATAATATTCTTGCTGTCGCTTCTGGACCAAAAACATTATTCAATAAAATGATGTGGTTCAATATCAAGCGTTCCTTAAGTGATTTTGTCACCTTGTATCTTCTAAACAAACGTTTGAGATACTTGGTTCGCTTGATATCTCCCTCAAATTCGGACATAATGCAGTGTGGTGATGTATAGCATTTCATAGCATACATCATAAAGTTTTCTTCATTCAAATCATCAAACATATTAAAGAGGGGGTGATTAACCCCCTGTTAATTAAGCAACTGTAAGAATTGCGTTTGCAGATGTTGCGTTTACGCCTTCGTCTGCTGCTGTTACCACAACACGTAGGACTGTGCCGTTGTTTGCGGTTGTTGCAGGACGTGCTTGCAATGTTGCAGAAGTTTTGCCAGACCATTGAATTGGGTTGGTGTTTGCTGGAACGTTTGCCCAGCCAGCTGAACCGTCTGCATTGTTGTATTGCCATTGATAGGTCAATGTAGCTGATGTGTCTCCATCCAAAGTTGGTGTTACTGTGAATGAAACCACGTTTGCAAATTCAGCGTTTGCAACCACAGAACCATTAGATGGACCAGACAATGTGATAGAAACGTTAGCATATGTTTGTGCATCACCATCAACACCATCAGCACCGAAAGCACTCATTGCAACCAATACTTCTTCTTGAACACGACCAGCACGGCCACCAGAACCAGTAGTTCTTAGGACCCAACCAGTGTGAACACGATTTGATGTAGAAGCTTCTTGTGCATCAACACCAAACAAACCGATGGTTTCACCAGCTGTATAAGCGTTTGCTTGTGTATTTGCATACAAAAGTGCAACGTTTGCTGCTGTAGGTGCAGCTGCAGCGGCTTTTACGTCTGCTGCGTTGACTATCGTTGAGTTAACTGCCCAATATGGTGCGTTAGCTGCGTTATCGTTATTTCCCCAAGATGACATTTATTTCTCCTTTTAACCGAGGGTTATCTTACTATTTATGTTTTCCAGTTTACTGTGGTCTACCTTTTTTCATCATAGGATCGATTTCAATCGTATCCCTCTTTTCACCAGTCATGGTGGTTCCACCTGACAAAACAGCTGCAGCTTTTGGTTCCTCTTTCACACCCTTCTTTTTATAGATGGATTTAATAATTCTTGCAGATTTTGACATTTGAATTAGTTGTTTTTTCTTTTTAGGTGCCACATCGGCAGGACTATTGGCACCATCAGCTGGCAAAGGATCAGCAGCTTTTGGATCCATTGCTTCCGTTCTTAATGATTTTTTGATTGCGGCCGTTGTTTTATCAATCTGTTTACCTGTGGCTTTCATGTGACCCAATAAACGGTCATTAGACTTTTTATAATCACCTTTTGCAGCCAAGTCGGCAGCAGATTTCATTGCACCTTTTTTGTAACGGTCCAATAGTTCAGAAGAAACTTCATCAATCTGGTCAGATTCTTCTTTCAATCTATCATTAGCAGCTAAGTGGGTTTGTTGTGCTTTTTTTGCATATACTGGATCGGTGTCTGCTCGCTTAGAAGTCACTCTATCTACTGCTCTTTTATTTACCAGTTGCAGAAGTTTTTGTCCTTTTTTTGTATCGCCAACTTCAACAATCTGCACAACTTCACTATCAACTTCAACTTGGTCACGAACGTGGCCAATACCACGTTTCTTTTCTTGGTCTTTATAGTCTTGTGCAGCACCACTCATCATTTTATTAACGTGAGCTTTATATGCATCAGGATTACGTTTGAAATGTTGTTCTTTTGCCTTCATAAACACTTTATGTGCTTTTGTTGACATTTTGACCATACTCTGTTTCTTTTCAGGATCAGCTTCACTTCTTGACTTATGGTATAAATCGTGACTGTGTTTTAATAACTTATCTGCACGTGGACCATATTCTGATTCACCTAATGCTTCGGCTTCTTCTTTGATGATTCGACCATATTGATCCATGGTCAATGTTCCTTTGCCACGCATAGAAATCAAACGTTCCACCATCTTATGCAACAAGATATCAGACTTCAAATCTTCACGTGCAAATTCCAACACACGAATCAATAAAGGAATGTCAAATGTGACTGTATCTTTTTTATCAACAGCTTCACCCAAGTGGTCTCTTTTCCACTTTAGGAATTGACCCATTTTAGAGTGTGCAACCTTTTGGTCTTTAGTTACATGTTTTGGATTGATACCTCTGGAAATCAGATACTGATTCAAAGCAGCATCTTCCGTAATGTTTGCTTTTGCGGACCATGGATCTTTAGGATCTGTTCCAAATGTTGGTTTTTCTCCAACAGTCTTTTTTATTGTTTGAATTTTGCTCATGCTTATGCCTTGTTGTTCATCATTTCTTTTTGAACTTTTGATAACGACTTTTTGGCCAAGTATCTTGCGTGATTCAATGGCTTCAAATCGTGTGTATCATTAATACTAGAGACAAAAGGTCCGTCTTCCTGACTGGTTGGTCCTTTTGCCTCATTTACTTTTTTTCGTCAGTATCCTTTTCAGGTTCATCTTTTTGTTTAGAACCACCATAACGTGAACCTTGTTTGACACCAGAACCACCGTTTGGTTGAGGTTTGTTGCGCTCTTTAACAGCTTTCAACATATCATCCCAACCTTCTCTAAATTGCTTTAACGATTTTGACATAACTTTTGTCTCCTCATTTTCCTCTTTATTGAAAGTGTGTGTAGCACCAACATTCTTGCGGTATTCAAAACGACCTGTTACTTTATTTGCAGCGTTCTTATCTGGACCATATCCATGAGAACGACTTACAGCACCTCTGATACCCTTGGCAACTTTAGAATCACGATTACTTGTTTCGGGTGAGTTCATGTTAGGTTTGTGTTGTGCTTCTCTTTTATTCAAATAACTGGTTGCAAGTTCTTTTGAAATTTCATCCAACGGTTCAACTTCTTCCTTTTTGACTTCTTTTTTGTCACCACGAAGAATTTTAAAATCTTCACCATCAATTTTATTATTGTGGTTTTTATCAATCTTGTGTTGATTGCCCTTTAGTGCTTCTTGCTGTAAAATTTCTTTTACTGCATCTGCAATAGGATCTTTTTTATTTAAGTTAATCATGTTACGCTCCTTTAATGTTTTTTGCAGCTGCGGCCATAGTTTCACCTTTAGCTTGTGCAGCACCGCCGTGGCCAAAGTGTTTTTCTCTATCAGCTTGGTCACTATATTCTTTTGCTTTGTCCATCAAATGAGCCTTTTGGCGTTTGATTTCTTGAGCATCGTGATGTGCTGTTTCTGGTGTAGATTCTTTTACAAATTCTGTGAATTTTTTCATTTCTTTTTCTTCTTTAAAAAACTTGAACCAAATTTATCTCTTGGATTTTCCATTGGTTCTTTGTTTGTAGAACCACCCAAAACACCAACTACTCCCATTTCAGAACCAGAAGGATCGCTAAATGATTCTCTAAAAGTTACATCGCCTAGACCAGACATAGGGTATACTGTTCCCTGTTGGCGAGTATCATATTCTGGACCAACTGTTGTTACATTTCTCATTCGTTGACTAACAGTTGGTGAATCTGTAAAACGATTACGCTTTACTTTTTCTTTGTCCTTGGAGAAGTTGCTTTCTTTGGGGATTGGGCTGACTTTGTACGTTTCTTCGGTGTAGGTTCTGAAGGTGTAACCTCCACGCTTGCTGTTTCTGTCCCAACGGATATCGTCAGACTTGGGCTCTCCTGCACGATTGTCTGGCGTGATATCTCCTGGACCTTCTGCTCTTGGGCCTGTTCCTGTTGATATTTTTGGATGTCCAAAGGATGTTTGTCCGTTGCGCTTGGCTTTGTAATTCTCAAAAAATCTAGAAGTTTTCTTAACATTTTCAGTTTCCTTAAATAATGATTGTATATTGATTTTACCACGTGATTGTAACCAAGAGAACGCAATTTCATTACAATTTTTGTTCTCGATGAACCTATTTATTTTTTCATAGGTATCACTAATATCCTCTTGGATTTCGTCAAAACTTGAACTGTTGTTGAACTCCATGAAATTGGAAAAGTTTTGACGGTATGATTCTTTGGATGATTGCGCTAATTGCCACTTATCGAATCTCACCGATTCCGAGATGGATTTAGACAACCTTTCGTTGCGTTCTTTACTTGCTTCATTTGTGGTATTAACAAAAACCATTACAGACTCATAACCAAATTCTTCTAATTCTTCTTTGATGGTAATCATTCTAGTATGGTCATCCGCAGGTCCATTAATAATCAAAGGACCACGGTTACGAATCGCTTCTCTACGATAATCATTCGTCTTTTCGGACAACTTCTGTTTGTCCATCAATAGGTCAAATGCTTGAACTGAATTTAATTCAACTGCTTTAGATTCTGCAATTGCTTCACGAATGATAATATCTTTACCAGAACCAGGACCACCAGTAACAAAGATTGCTTTGAACAATCCACGATTCACGTCCTCATTCAGTCCCATGCCTTTACGAACATCACGGAACAATTCTTTGGCATGTTTATCCGCCACATGTGACGGAATGCCTTGTCTGAACGAGTTGAAATCACCATTCTTTGCATGTTCACGCATTTTTGATGCGGACATACCTTCTGCACCTTCTGCATCAGGATCACGTTGGCCAGCAGACTTAACATCAATCTTTTTGAAGTTATACAACTTACCTGCACCTTCACCATTATATTGATGTAGTTTTTGTTCATATTCAGGTATACGGTCCGAACCGGCAACCATAATCAAATGGTCGTGGCCAGCAGCATTTAATGCAGCTGCGTGTTGTAGGAATGTTGGTTTTTCTTTAGAGGATGCAGTAATATTTACACCAGGGAAAAATCTTTTTGCATGTTTCAATTTCGATGCAACATCCAACGGATTCTTTTTTGCATCCACAGAATGTGAAATAATCACATGGTGTGTTGCATGATAATCTTTGGCCAATTGTTTAACTCTATCAATCAGTTTTTCGTGGCCAGTAGTTGGTGGATTCATACGACCAAATGCCATAACCACAGGGTTATGTGTTGCTGCATCTTCTTGTAATTTTTCTAAAAACTTTTTCATATGTTTCTTATTCCAGCAAAATTTCTACGTGAGAATTCCGCACGATTAACAAATTTATCAGTTTCTTTACCGTGATGGAAAACATATCCTTCAGGATTCGCAGATTCGCCGCCATGTGTGTGTTGGAATTCTTGATGTTGGTTCATAACACCAATAAGTGTGTCTTTGGCCTTTTGTAAATGACCATGTAGTTTGAAAAGATTGTTGTAGTGTTTCTTATTACGTTCAATCTTAGACAATTCAGATTTTAATTCTGTTTGTTTAGCTGTTCTATTCTTTTCAACTTTAAGTTTGTCAATCTCTTTGTTCTTTTTGGTTTCTAACCAGTTCTTAAAGTTTTTGTGATTGGGTTCTTCACCAGTTCTTACTGTGTGGTTCATGTATGCTTCCAGGTGGCCACCAATTCCATGATGTGCGCTGGTGCCAGCATACATGTCATCACCATGTGTGTCATGCACAGCTTGTGCTGCTGCAAGATGACCATTAAATTTTTTCTGTTCTTCTGGACTGAAATGAACTTTTGATGTGTCCATTCTTGGATCAACAGAGAACACATCAGGATGTTGATTGAAGTTTTCGTGGTCAACTTCGTGTGATGCATTTAGACTTGCTGCATCTTTACCATGATAGGAAAGGTGTGTAACAACACCAATCTTGGCTTTCTTAACGGCACTTTCGTGTGTGCCATG